CCCTTTGCAGGTTCTCCTTGAGCCAATCGATACCAATCATGTGCAACTCCTGTTAAGGGTGAGCTGCTGGTGGCCCGATAGACTCAGCGGCTCTATTTTCCCACATTTCAGCATTTGGTCAATCTTCCATTTCAAATTCACGTTCTTCCCATGCCTGGCAGACACGCAGGTCGTGGCAAATGAACTCGAATTTTGTGCAGTAACCACGGAAACCAGCATCAGTATCCCAATCATTGCGGGGAATGCGCTCCATCTTAGCCTGCGTCATGGTGCTGTTGTCGTAGTACTCGCAGTTCGAGCAGCGACGACGACGAGACTCTTTTTCGTCCACTTGCATGGCTTTGCCCACAGCGATCCAGTAGGTCTTGTTGGCCGTTGGCTCGTTGCTTGGGTTCTCTGGGCCAAGCATCCAGTCGTCAATAACGATCTGGGTGTTCTTCTTGTTTTCTGCCGTGGTGATGAATTCTTCATCCATTGGTAGGCCCATGAATCCCTTTGGCATCATCATAAATTTGTCCATGCTGTTCTCCTTAAGTGATTTCGCGGCCAGATGCGCGGATGGTCAGTGATGTAGCTGCGCTGGCAATGGTGCTGATAAAACTGCCTGATTCCAGTGCCTGACCAACCAACTCTGGGAATGTGTAGGTCTCATCAGGTGCAATGCTGCGAGTGTCCACAATCAAGTTGGATGCGCCAGCTGCGCCACCACTGGTCACCAGATTAACGCTGATCGTCACATTGCCTGCCGTGGTATTGGTGGCCGTGAACTTGTCGATCAGCGCCTTGCAGTTCACTGCTGTGTACTGCGTGGTCTGGGCATTTTCGGCCTGTTTTGGTGGGATCAGAACCTTGATTGATACGGTCATTTCATTCTCCTTATGTGGCTTCGCCACCGCTGGCGATGATTGTGAGGCCTGCCGATGCTGCCTGAATTTGGATTGTGTCGCCTGCGTTCAGCACCTCGATGCCGTTATATTGCAGAGTGTTGTTGCCTGGTACTGGCACATCGTATAGGAATGCGTTGCCAGTTCCTGCTGATCCTGCCGATGGCACCAAGAACACGCGCACATTGATGGCCGCTGCCGTAGTGTTGGCAATGCTTAACTCTTTAAGAAGCGTGCGTGTGCTGGCCGGTACGGTGTACAGCGTTGTCACGCCTGTGGTGATGGCCGCTTGGCCAAGTTTTGCGGGTGTAATTACATCGAAAGCCATGTGAGCACCTGATTAGATCGCACTGAGGCGGTTTGGTTTGCATAAGGCAGGATGCCATTCACATCGTGTGCCAGTTCGATATTGTTGCGCACAGGTGCTAGTGCAAGCAAGTCCAATGCTTGGGCCAATCGTGGAATAGCATCCAAAGCCTGCTGAATCTTGGCATTCAGTACAGCGTCATCTACTGCTGTATCCTGCGCCAGCGCACTAATCTGGGCTAGTGCATTGTTGGCGTTTGCCGCTGCGGTGTCTGCCTGGTACTCAAAGTCAGTTCCTGTGATAACCTGAATTTCATCAACAGTAGCAAACAGCAATTCAAACTGCCTGATCTGTTGCTGGTCAGTCAGAAACGTTGCGAGCTGATCTCGCGTCAAGTTCAATCTGCGGGAAACAGGTGAGGTTGCCATCAGAATGCCAATGCCTCGATCTGGGCTTCAAGACGGATGAACGACACGTGAGCATCGCTGTCACCACGGAAACGCTGGATTCTCCAGTTGCGCATGTGGCCTTGCTGAAACCATGCCAGGCGCTTGACGGTGTTTCCAATTGTGCCAACTGTGATACTGCGATCTTGACTCCATGACTTGCCATCCACGCTGTAGCTGGTGCTGATCTGTGGGTTTGTTCCCAAGGCCACGCTGCCTGTTAAGCTGACCAGCTCCATCTCATTGAAAATTGCGCCATTGCTTTCGTTGTAGACGATCAGCGTGCCAAATTCCCAGCGAACTTGCTGGCCCCAATGCTCACCAGTGCTTTGCACAAAGTAGCCAATGGAGCTGGATTGAGGATCGCCAACCAACCACTTGTCGTAAATCCAGACCATGTTGCGTGCGCGATATTGCGCAAAGCCGACCACAGTGCTGGCCAGTGTAAACCAGACCGCCTCGCCCAATGCCTCCGATGCTGATGCGTCATAAACAATGGTGCGGTCTGGCAGATGCACATAAAGGTGCAGATGGTTCTTGTCGTTGCGTGCTTCTAGTTGGACGCGCACCAATTGAGCTTCTGTATATTGCAACAACAGGTTGTCAATCTCTTGGGTGCTAAGTTTTTGGGTGGTCGCTGCTGCACCAATGTAAATTGATGGAGCTTCGTTTCGACCACCGCCCAAGAATGCAATGCGATCAAGGAAGATGCAACATGCATGCGTTCCAAGTACGCCTTTTTGGACTTGTGCGCCATCAATACGTGCGAATGGAAACAAGTCGCCACCCACGTTGTCGAACACCTCAATGGTGTTGCTGTTGAGCGCATAAACCTCGTTGCGCAGCTTGATGAGTGCCACTACAGGGTCTGGATCAACTTCTGAGCTGCCGTACTTTAGCGGGTTGACTGCTAATGGATTAGAAAGCTCTGTGACGACCAAATTGGCACCATCAGTCGTCATGAAGTAGCCATCTACCCAGCAGAAGTCGAGCACCACACCTAGGTCTGGATCGGTGTTCTGCGTGAGTGTGGATGCAACTGGGTCCCAGAAGTAAAGTCGGCCACCTGATGCAATACCCAGCAAGTCGAAGCTGTAATCCATCGTCACCAGATCAGTGGTTGGTCCACCAACATCGCCAAGAGTCGTCACAGTACCATCTCTAGCCACCGACACCAGTTTGGTGCCCATGACTCGGTAGCAGATACCATTCCAGTTGATGCCGCCACGGTCAGTGCCTGGACCTGTGCCATTAGCCACAATGCCATCGCCTGGACGCAGGAATCCATTGCTGATGCCAGACTTCTTTGGCACAGGCATCATGTTGACCGGATAACTGGTGCGCAGCTCTGGCGTGTTGTCAGCGTAGATGCCGTTGAGGATTGGTATTTGCATGGCTTACCACTTGACCTTATTAGCCCAATACGCTGCGCTCATCTTGCCTTTGGCAATGTTCTCAGCGTGTCTGGCTTTGAATGATTCTCTACGAGCCTCGGATGCCTTCGACTCGCCTTCCTTCTTTGGAGACCCAGACACGCCTTGCTGACCAAAGCGAATGGTCTTCACTTGGTCACCGGCCTTGGCCACGACAACGTGGCTTTTGGTTGGGTGCGATGGCGTGCGTTTTGGCTTGTTGTAGCCCTCCACGCCAGCGCGAGCGAGTCTTGAGTCTTTGGTTGCCATGATCAGAAGATAGCTTGCAAACTGTAGTATTCCAATTGAACCAGCTCATTTGCAGTTGTTGGTTGAGCAGTGATTGCAAATGTCTGATCGACATTGGTATTAACACTTAGTGTCAAGACAGTACCTGTTGATGCTCCGTGGCCAGTTGCGCCAACTGCACTTGAGACAATTTGCGAGCCACCACGATTAACAATCTCTTTTTGAACCGATACGCTTGCAACGTTGGCTGAGGCCAATGTAAAGACTGCACTACCACCAAATGTCATTCCAAGGTTTTTGGCGTTGGCACTGTTGGTTAAGCTGAAAAGTGCATTGATCTCGATCTGTCCACCAGTTCCGACCGACCAGCCTGGCACAGTGACAGAGGACAGAGTGACTGCTGTGTTGGCCACAGCGACCACTGCGGTGCCGTACCAGACCAAGGCAGTCTGCACGCCACTTTGCGTGCCACTTGTGGTGATGGCTGCACCGCCTGCGGATGCTGACACAGTGAATGTGTTTGGTGACAACACAGTTTTGACGTAATAGGTCGTGTTGATGGCCAAGCCAGTTGGCAATGCGCCAGTGGTCGAGAAGCGAATCGTGCTGTTGGCAGACAATCCATGATCTGTCCATGTCACCACGCCAGGTGCTGCGATGGTGATCGTGGCAGTGGCACTTTTGTAAGCCAGATCGATTGTGACTGCTGTGCCGGTGGTGTCAGTGTCCAATGCTGTGACTGGGTACAAACCAGTCACGCCTGTGCCGCC